TCACCCTCCACTAAGCGTGCTTACGTCCAGAGCACGCAGAACCGCCCGTCGGGGATGACCCGACGATTTCGAGACACCGGCTTGGACTGCCGGGGGATCACTTCTATATCACCGTTGTAAGGAACTTCGGTGACGACCCCACGTCTCAGAGACCATGCTAGTAGTGCCCTATCGTCCGCAGGGAGACGTTTAGGGATGTGGATCAATACGTTGCACCTCAGACCCATATCGTAGCGCTTTTGGCGCGGGATACGGAATTCTGTGATGGGCGTAATCCACGCGTCATCGCCTTCGGTACCGAAAGGAATCTGATATTCGGCGAAGCCGAATAGCCGTCGACAGACAGAATGGGCGTTTTGTAAACGCTTGTCTAATCTGCGATAGCGACCCAATCGGAAAGCGAGACGCATCAGACGGTTCCCGCATCGTATGCCCGGCAAGCCGGGCTCGACGCGTTCCTTCTGATATGCTGGTGTCACATCTATTCCCATGAAGTATTGCATCCCGCAGCTTTCGTAAAACGGCCCGTCAAAGAACGACTTATCATCGTTTAATTCGAAGCCGCAAAACTGGAGTGTGCGGGATACTTCTGGTGCAAAATGTGACGATACGATGATATCATCACCGTACACAGCCACTACCCCGTTCCGATCATTGAGATCTCGAACCGCTGAGCTTATGGCCCAGAAGATAAGAGTCTCGAGTTCGAACGTGAAGCCGTTCCCCATGGAGGAGAACTTCTCCAAGACGACTATACTCCCGTCAGGCATCTCTGCCTTACGTGAGCGGACCGCGTCCAAAGACGCGGCCCAGTCGTACGGGAGGAGGTGGTATACCACTTCCGTAGACACGGTATCAGATGCTGCCCTTAGATCAAGGGTAGCCAGCTTCATTTCCCACGCCTGACCAGCGAGGGTCTGATTCACTGCCTGGTCATCCAGGTTGATACCGACCGTCCGGAGTCTCATCCGGAAATAATCGCCAAAACCCTTCTGGAGGAAACCGTTCCCCCGGGGTTCAATGGCGATGACGCGTTTGGTCTTCGCGTTCTTATCCACCGTTTCAATCCTACACGCATCTTGGATGCGGAATACGTTGCGGCAAAGGCTGTAAGGCCCTTCCGGTCGCGTTTTTAGGATTGTCTCGACCCAGTGAGGGTCGCGACCGATTTCGTGCGTCAAGAAACTTAACGCCGATCTCGACACGGTGATGGGCAGTTCTCCTAGTTTTCGATCCACCTGAGCGCGAGCACGAGGCAACTCGTGTGTTGCGCCAGGACCCCACCCATACCCCTGCTCGAGGCAAAACGAACTGAAAGGTCCCAGAAGTTTGGCTATCTTTTTCTGCACAAGGAACAAAACCTCGTGCAGCCGTGAATTCTTCACGGCAGCCAGATTGCGGAACCTCACGTTCGTTTCACGACAAGCAGTTTCAGAAGTTTGGAACTTCTGTAGAGCAACCGCATCTAGATCCAGGCCTGTGTTTAGTCCGATGTACTTGCTAAGGTACGCGGATGCTGCATAGTCTGGACCGAAAGTGGCTGCTGAGGTATAGTCTCCCGGACGGATGTCCATGGAAGCAAGCTCGGTATGAGAATACTTGTACCGAAGCCAACAACCAAGAGAGACGGGTGTGTCAATCGCCTTGCAAAGAGCGAAATATATCTCGCCCATGTCGGAACAGTTATCCGAATGCATAGATGGTCCTTATCGATTGTGATTGAGACCGAGCTTTTCCGCCCAGTCCTATCCCCTGGATTCATGGGGAACTCCTAGAGAACTAGACCAACGGGCTGTTACCAGACGTTGATCAAAGTCTCCACCATGGCCGTGACTTGCGCCTCGGCCATGAGGTTCGCGTTGTACTTGCGAAGGTCCTTACGGTCCTGCAAGTTTGCGCGCTCAGGGAGCACAAACTCCGTGTTTGCCCGAGGGATGTAGGCAACCGTTGCCGGGGGCGTCAGCCCCGCGTCATTGGTTCCCAACGTTTCCGGCTTGGGCGTGTGGAGGCCGATCTTGACCCGATTGACCCGAGTACCGGCGTTTGCGCCGGCATTCGGATTGACGGGACGAGTCAGGAGCGCGCTGATGCGGTTGTTCACGACGGAGTTGACCCCCGACTGATCTTCCCACCAAAACGCACCCAACTTATCCCGCCCGATGGGGACATAGGTGTGTGACACTGGGGTCGCCAGTGCGTCAAAAAGAACGATGTTGACTGCTGTACCCATGAGGGAGTACTCCTTAATGAAAGTTGAGGATGAACCTACACACAGACCTGTGATGCAGGGTATAGCCTTTGCTCAGTTTTTATCGCTTACCTAGAAGATTGGTAAGCAGTGCGGCGGCATTGAGCATCCGCCCCGACGATAACTGGACCTTGAACCTTGGAACCCTCGGTATGGGGGGTGTCGATAAACGCAGTCGTTGCTTGTACTTGTACACCTTATAGGAATCGCCCCACGAAACATCCCGAATATTCCCGGGATCCTCGTAGTGACCCGATATGGTGCCACTTGCAAAAGCAATACTGCGTCTGATCTGAAACCCCCCGACGAAGACTGTGGAGGACAAGATCGCGGTTTCGGTATTCCTCAGATAGCTGCCGAAATCCCAGGCCCAATCAGCTACAAATGAAAACGGTATGTTCTCATATATGAAACTGACTGGGTTAAGGGATGTGAACTTCGACAGCAACTGAAGCGTATCGGCCGAGTATCGATACTGCATCCGGATCCAAACTTGTGAAGTTTGGGTCCAAGAGCAGTACTGTGTGAGCCACGAGATTCCACCATACGACGTTTGTCCCGACCCATCATCGCGCTCCTTAGCCTTGCCATCAACCCTCATAAGGGGTTCATAGCGGTTAGTAAGCTCGATGGTGATGTCGTACAGCGTCTGCATGGTTTGGCCCGCGCCGTAGCGATACTCTAACCACAACGATCCGGGGCCCTTGAAGGCCCCTCTCCAATCCGTCGGCTCAGATTTCGGGTTACGAAACTTCGCTTTCGGGATCTTACCGGGCACAGTTGCTATAACTGTGCCGGAGTGGAGGTCGTAGATCGCGTCTTTGCGCAACCAAGGCACTCTTTTGTTCCCTACAGCTTTCTCAAGGGCTTTGATAGCATGCCGTTTGTAAACAGCATCCTTCATAGCTTCCTGAAATTGCATATAAGAGAACTCTAGCGCCTTTCTCGGAAACGAGTTGACAAAGGATACCAGCTTGGCCACATTCTTCACGAACCGAACCGTCTGCTGCGCCTGATACAAATCGATACTTAAGTCAATGTTCCCGCGCATCTTGTCGTAAAGACGAGATACCGCTTGATCACGAACGAAGGCATCGGGTTCTGTAGTGAGCGCTTTATACGGAAGGTCGCCAGTAGGGCCAGTGCGCACCGAATAGGACCCGGCATTGCTGCCGCGCCCAGCGTAGACGTCGGTACCACGCATATAACGGAGATACGTCTTGGTGAACTCGTGATTGCAAACCCTTTTGAGCTTGCGATCAGCTTTCGAATTCACTTCGGACTGAAATATCGCGAGGTAATCGGACGTGCTCTTGATTGGAAAAGTACCACTCGAACCGTTATCAATACTACGGTCATAAGTGTATGTACTCATCTGGTCAAGAAGGCGCGTCTGCATACCGGCCCTTTTGGGGGGCTTATACCGATGAGGAAGCTGTCTAGGCTTCTTCTTTGGTTTTATCACGATGTATCTCCCTGCGTTAGCAGTAAGGGCTGCACAACCCCTAGTTAAACATGAAACACCAGCCTGGGGCTCGCGCCCCAAACATAATTAGGTGTCCCATAAAGACGGTCGAGATGGCCGTCAACCGAGCAACCCCCGCTATATCTAAGAGAGTTCAACTATACCGTACAAACCATCGACGATGAGTTGCGAGCCTGGTTCGACGCTACCTTCTCGGTAGTCGCGCGAAGCGTAAGCTGCTGCAAGCATCAGGTCATGACCCTTCAGCATGCTGTCTTCTCCTACGGTTTTACCCGCCGTGAGAAGCCAGTAGTCTGTTGGGTACAGGACCACGTCGTAGTACTGGACAGACACGTAATCGAAACGCGAATAAGTGGCCTCAAGCTCACGCTTGTGGACCGCTTCTACGATGTTTCGGAGTTCCGCTGTCATCCAGGTACGGAGAGGACGCTGTACACCCTCACGGGTGAAATACTGAACTAACGCCGACCTAAGTCCGACGAAATTCCAGTACGCGTTCGAGGAAGGAGGTACGTATACACTCTTCCGTTTGCTGTCACCGATGAACATAAGTCCACCGCATTCAGCCACGTATAGAGATATATGCACCACTTCTCCGAACGATGCATCAGAAGGTCGAAGGAAGTTAAGCGACGAAAAATCAGTATTGACAGACATTTTAAGTCCTCCAAGTTGGATTCTCCCACGATATGCGG